GCTTTACATGTAAGACACGGTGACTACGGTTGCGACAACCATCCAATTTGCCCTAAAGAATATTATGATACTGCATTGTCAAAGTTTGATAACAATCGCACAGTGGTTATTTTTTCTGATGATCCTAAATGGTGTAGCACTGAGTTCACTGACGACAGGTTCCTTATCTCAGAAGGTGGTGACAATCTTGCAGACTTGTGTATGATGTCTTTGTGTTCTGATTTTATTATTGCTAACTCTTCTTTCTCATGGTGGGGGTCATGGTTGAGTAAAAATCCTGACAAGAGGATTATCGCACCAAATAAATGGTTTGGTCATGGTTATACTGCAGCACATGACACATCTGATCTATACTGTGATAATTGGGAGGTAGTATGATTGAAGGACAAGAAGTAAACAGATTTGATCTACTCAAATGCACGTTTATAATACCACTTAGGATTGAGACTGCAGATCGTATGAGAAATATCATAACCACATTGATATATCTTACTCGTAATTTTGCATGTAGAATTATAGTCAAAGAAGTAGATAAAGAATCAATATATCTACGTGATGTGCAACCACTATTAGAGCAAGCACTTGAACCAGAGATGCTTGCAAGCATAGAACATATTTTTGAACAGAGTGATGAATTTACTTTTCATAGAACAAAAATATTGAATGACATGTTATGGATGGTAAAAACACCAGTTGTTGTAAATTATGATAGTGACATAATTTTACCTGTTGACTCATACATCAACGCTACTAACATGATATTGCAAGGTTGGATTCATCCTGATGTTGAAGGTGGTGAACCTGTCAAAGTTGTATATCCATATGGTAATGGAGAATATCAATATCAATGTCATATATCTGACGAACATGCTACCGCTTTTGTCAATAGTGGATTTAATTTCAAAGCGTTTGAGGGTAGATTGAGAAAATGGGATGCTAAGTATGGATTCTGCCAATTCTTTGATACTGAAGAGTATAAAAGATTGGGGGGTGAGAATGAAAATTTCATAGCATATGGATACGAAGATGATGAAAGATATTTTAGGTTCAATCTACTATCAAGTGTTGCAAGAATGACTGAGAATGTATTTCATCTTGAACATGGTAGAACAAAAAACTCATGGTTCAATAATCCATATTGTGAAGACAATAAAAAAATATGGGAGCAACTAAAGGTAAAGGGAAAGAAATCTCTACTGAAATATTATCAGGAAGCAGATTATATCAAGAGAAGAAATGGATAAAAATAAATCAACATATAAGTTAGCAAACTTTCCTCCTGTACTGTGGATAAACCTCGATAGATTCCCTGATAGAAAAAAATATATGGAGGAACAGTTTGATTATTGGGATATAAAAAATCATCATCGAATTTCAGGTATTGATGGTGCTGAATATGAATCATATCTTAAAGGAACAGTGCCACCAAGCATGAATGATGGAGAGATAGCGTGTGTCATGTCTCATCTAACTGCACTAAAGTATTTTGTAGAGGAAACAGACCATGATGAAATTTTTATTATGGAAGATGATGTTGATTTATCACTTGCACGTCACTGGGATTTTACATGGAAGGATGTCAGAAGGAGAGTGCCTGTTGCCTTTGATTGTTTACAACTTACTATCATAAATCCTAATGGCATTACTCTAAAATTACATCACAGATTTATCAATGACTTTTCTGCTGCTTGCTACCTTATTACTCGTCATCATGCAAATAAACTTCTCAAACTTCACAGCAGAGGATCGCAGTGGAAAATTGATCAGAACATCAGACCAAGAGCAGTCTCCGAAGACTTGATACTTGATAGTGGTAAATCATACGCTACACCGTTATTCAATTATAGATTAGATATGGGATCAGCGATACATGAAGAGCACATAGAAATTTTTCATAAGAATAGTAACCATGCACTCACTGATTTTTGGAGAGAGCAAGGTGCTGATGTCAAGATACAAGAAGTGATGCAATTAGATGAATATTGTGGTAGAATACCACCAGTAGTATACATCAATCAAGGAAAAGAGGAGGCAAAAAATGGCATCTAAAGTTGTTCTACCACCAGAGGACAAACAACCTGATTTTGTGGGCATGCAAGATTATGGTGCGATAGGTGTCTTTGATAATTTTGTCAAGTGGGAGTTTTGTGATGCTGTTGTAGACTCGTTTGAGTTTTGGTATAGTAAGAAACATATAGAAGAAGTAAAAGTTACTGAAGTAGAGGGTAGAGAACTCTCATTGTCACCTAAAGGAGATGGGAGTAAACAGTTTGGAAAGAGAGGTGATCTTGGTAGAAAAGATCAACAATTATATCTTGAGATATGTGACCCTTGTCTTGCGATGGAAGTCAATCAAGCAGTGGGAGGAGCATTTGAAATTTATGTTGACAAATGGAAAGGTTTATTAGATTCATCAGATCCCGTATCTTCATGGACATGTAAAGTACAGAAAACAAATTCTGGTGGGGGATATCATGTATGGCACTCAGAAAATGGAAGTTTTTTATACAGAGATAGAGTATTGACTTGGATGATATATCTAAATGACATACCTTTAGAGAATGGTGGAGCAACTGATTTTTTTCATCAAGAAATATCATTTCAACCTAAGAAAGGCACTGTAGTATTGTGGCCAGCAACATACACACATGTACACAGAGGTTCTTTTCTTACAGGTGATGTATCAAAATACATAGCGACTGGGTGGTTCTCCCGTGAACCAGGTCAAGTAACAAATAGAATTTTGGGTGAGAGGGGTGGAAGGATACAACCCACTGATAAATTGAATGCATGATATTTTATACATCAATTACTAATGGGTATGATAAATTATCACCCCCACCAATATCTGATGTAAAATTTATATGTTTTTATGATGGCGATAAACCGAGTACAGATGGTTGGGAATATAGAAAGATAGTAATAGATGAAGAGTGTCCAGTAAGAAAATCATATCATCCCAAACATTGTCCACAATTATATTTTCCTCCTAACACTGTCACTGTGTGGATTGATGCTGCGTATGCTATCACTAATGAACTTGTAGAATACTCAAAAATTCTTTTAGATAAACATGACTTTGTTCTTCAAAGACATCCTGACAATAGAACTCTCATTGAAGAGTATGAGAAATTATATTACCATGGATTTTCAACTAGAGAAGAGATAATTGATATGTGTAAACGTATCAAGAATATAAAATTTCCAGTAAAATTTTACGACCAAACAATCAACTGTGTGATATGGAGGAGATTGACACCGAAAGTCACAGAGTGGTGTAAGGTCTGGAGAGAATGGTATGATATTGGTGTAAACAGAGATCAGGTATCAAGTTCTATTGCAGAGTTTTTAGTAGTCAAGGCACATAGAGTAGATCTTGCTATTGATATGACTAAAAGCACTAGAGTAAAATCATATGGAGAATCATATAAATTACATGAACCCACAGGTGACATTGTTGATACTATACGCAAGATATTACCAGTAGAAAAAAAGACGTTCAGCACAAATACATTTACAGATGTAAGTGATATAATCATATACACATGTATCACAAATGGATATGATAATTTGGTATCAGATTTCTACCATCCTAACGTAAGGTATGTTTGTTTTCACGATGGCACAATAGACACATCTATAACACCATGGGAGTACATCAAACTGGATGTTGATATCAATTGTCCAAGAAGATTATCCTTTTATCCAAAGGCGAATCCACATCTATTTTTTCCCAGTGGATCAAAAACAATATGGATTGATGCATGTTATAAACACACACCCCAGTTTCTAAGTATGAGTAGAGAGTGTTTTCCATTTACAATACTAAGACACCCGTCAAAATTCACATACTATGATGAAATATTAGAGGGATTTATGTGTGCATTCTTCTCTTATAATGATGCGATAAATTTGACAAAAAAATTGAAGGAAAAAGGTTATGATTTTAAAAAATATAGTAGTCCACTCGGCACAATATTATGGAGAACTATTTCACCTGAGATTAATAGGTTCAATGATTTATGGTACAAATGGTCACTCATCGGATGTAATAGGGATCAGATTGCATTAGATATTGCACTCAAAGAATCAGATGTACTACCATCAATTATTGAAAATAGAGAGGAGACAGGTATTCCTCTAGGTTATAATAATAAATTTGGTAGAAAAGGTAAACATCCACAGAGAGGAGACCTACAACAATTTCATAGAAAGAATGAATTACTACAAGAGTTGAAGGAAATCACAGGTCTGCACCCTAAACTATATACTAAACATAATCATGAATTTATGATGATTGAGAGTGGAGTTCTATGATCTACTATACTATAAACACAAACAATTATATTGAGAATTTACAAGCACCATCATGGGTGCAAGTCATCACAGATGTAGAGGATCTGGGTGATCCAATAAGGAGTAGTAGGAAGGATAAAATACTGTGTCCATTTGAAGGACCTAGTGTTTATATTGATGCATCTAAAGTTCACCTTCTCAATGATGATTTCAAAAAAATAAGCGAAGAGATAATAGGTAGAGGTGGGTTTACATATATGGAACATCCACACAAACATTCTTATCTTGAGGAGTGTGCAGAATATGTAAAGAATGGATGGGTTGATCCAGATGATCTGATCAAATTTACTATTGATCTGTCAAAAACTGAATTCAAATTTGAAGAATATTTCTCACCATTATGCACAATAATTTGGAGGAGTTGGAATGACCACGAGTTTAATAAGATGTGGTGGGAGTGGTACAACAAAGGTGGTGTAAGGGATCAATTATCATTCTCAGTTGCACATCAACTTTGCCCACAAAAATGTGAGACAGTGTATTCAAGGGACTTGATCAATCAATTCTCTGACGCTAATCCAGATGGTGAGTGGTGGAATAATAAGTGTGGTGATTACACTTACCATAAAGAGAGTGTAGACATTCTGGAATTTGTTGACTTACTTACTGAGGTTACAGGTTTATATAATTGGAAAAAATATTTTAGATCAGGTAAACATAGAATCACTGGGGAACCTTTTTATGGTGATGCAGGTCCTCTTGCATACTCTATACAATACGATGACACTGACACAAATCAATTAGTTATCTATACCAGTATTACAAATTGGTATGATACCATACCTGATGACATGTATTACGATCCAGATGTAAAGTATGTTTGTTTTACTGATGGTAAGGTAGAGAAGAAAGGAGAGTGGGAGTTTAGGGACATACCAGATTTTGTATATGATGAAGTTGATGGAGATCCTAGAAG